TAGCATACCAAATATGCTTATTTCCACTATCCCATTTGGGATGGGTAAGCTCAATTTTAAACCTAAACTTTCTTTTGGGGTTAGCCCCTTTATTATTCCAAAATGCCATTATCAATTTCTCCTTTAAATTAATTAGTATTGATTAGAATTCTACACCACTTCTAGTGACCACAAAGTCAACAACAATGAATTCAATTGCTCTTGCAGGCTTAATAAAGATCTTAGCGTACATGACGTTACGATCAATTAAGTCAGCAGTGGTTGTAGATTCGTCAAGAACCAGTTTATATTCAGTAATACCAAGCTTGGACTGTACGTCGCTCAAGACGTCATTCGCAGCTACCTGAAAGTTATTCCAAGTGGATTGTACATTTGGTTCAAACAAGATAGTGTTTGCAATTTTGCCGATTCGTCTCTTAAGAAAGAGGAGAAGTCGCCGGACATTGATCCGGTCAAGGGCAGAAGCAGTTTGTTGAAGTGTTTTCTGCCCGAAGATAACAATCTGGTTTGTAGCTGGGAAACGAGCAATTGGATTGACGTTTAAGGCGTACAGATCGTCACGATTGTCTTTTGTGAGATGTTCAATAGTATGAGTTACAACTAGTCCGCTAGTAGCAGAACCAAGGTTTTTAATCCCACCTCGGTTAAAACCAGCAGGTGCGAACCATACTTCAGAATCAGCAGTTGATTTTGCTAATGCTCCGATAGCAGCAACTGAGGCAGGCACAGGCACAACATCAGCGTTAGAGTCTCGGATTACAACCCATGGGTAGTAGCAAGCTCCATAACTATTATTTAACTGTCTGGTCTCCAGTGAACTCAAGGTGCTTGAAATAGTTCCGTAAGAAACACTTCCACCAGAACCTTCCCAAGAAGGCTGATAGCCACTCTCTACGTCGATGATGGCCAGTGAGTCTCCACGGTTAGTGGCGACTTCCAAAATCTCATCAGTGACTGTAGTAAGCGTTGCTCCAGGCATTGAAAGCATATCCATTTCGATAACTTCAGGGTCTCTGCACATATCTAAAGCCTTCATAACGGTGTTCATACCGTAATGAGTTCTCGCTTCTTTCCCAGAAAGAATCCTGTTAGCGAATGGTTCAACATCTTTGATGTCAAGTCCGTCAAATCCACCCCAGAATCCAGCACGATACTGCTTGATTCTTGCGGTAGAGAGAAGAGTGCTAGCACCCGACCCAGCAGCAGAAACTGAAGATCCATCGTCATAAGATCCTGAGATGTAATACCATCTGGTAGGATCAGCAGCAACCTTAACGTCTTCCAGGTGGAAGATGAAAGATCGCTCATGAGTAGAGGGAACCGAGCTTTGATGGTGGTCGACAGCCGCTCCGTCGTTAGCAGGCAAGGCATAAACCAAGTCAGCGTAACAAGAACTTCTAGTGGCCCCAGCACCTTTAAAGTGACGGATGCCGAAGTATTCACTACGTCTATAGTCTCCACCCCGATTAGAACCAGTTGTGGTCAATCGAAGTCCTGGCCACTTAACCGAAGCGGTCAAGTTAGCAGGCATGGCGCAAAACAAATTATCGTCAAGAGATTGTCCTGTTCCTTGATAACGATGAGGCATATCATCATTACCTTTAACAGAAACGTATGTAACATCGTCTGTATCTGTACCATCCGGAGAAGTATCTGCAATTGCGATCCTGTCTGCGCTATCATTAGCTTCAGCTAGTGTGAACGACCAGTGTGGTCCAACAGCATCAGCCGTAATTGTAACTACGCCCAGAGCAGCGGTGGCTGTATAGCCATCAATAGTGTTAAGTAGAGTAGCAACTGCGAGAGCGTAAGGTGTGATCCCTGATGTAGTTTGTCTATCGATATTAGCCGCACCACTGGTGAATGTTGCGTCAGTTGTACCAGCCGTGTTGGTAGTCGTAATTGCATGGGTCCCAGCAGGGGAAACCATTGTAATTGTTACTGTATCTGCCGGTGAAGTATCAGTAAAAGTTATAGTAGTACCAGCTTTAGTACCAGTCTGATCGTCGTCGCTCCAAGCATTCGGCCCAGAAGAACCGTATATAAGGTGAAACTTCTTAGGCTGAAGAGGACCAGTAAAGCCCATTGGAAGGGCCAAGGTATCGTCCAAGGTGTTGTTAGCAACATCAGAGGAGACTTCAACATAGAAGTAGTCAGACTTATTAATATACTTTCCACGAACATCATATTTAAGATCGGTAGCGTTCCAGCTAAAGCTTTGGTTACCAAGCCTCTTAGCAATATAATTATCAGATGATGGGTCAAGGGTAAGATTTCTGTAAGATTCAACAGAGGTTCCACTAAGATCTTTCAAGACGATTGAGAAGGAAGAAGGGGTTAACCTGTCTCCGAGACTCAAATCCTCGATGAAGAGTTCATAGTTACTTTGAAACCATTCACCATTGTGAAGAGAAATCAATCGGAAAAGCTCTTCCTCCCCAGGCTTTCGGTTAATAAACCAACCAGTTTTAGCAGGCTTAGCGTCCATCCTGTGGTCAGCCAAGTTGAAAGATCCGCTCTGAAGAGGTAGAATCATTCCATATTGCTTAGCAGCGGCAGAACCAGAAGTCTGGTCCGCAACAGCTTGCTCATAAGTTTGGCCAAGGAAGTATTTAACATTAGTACCACCAAAGTTATTACTAGCATCAAGTTTTTGAGGATTAGTATTTAGCTGGTCTCGAATGTAGTCGTTGCTACCTTGTGAAAAGTGGCAATCTTTTGAAGCAGCTTTCGTTGCCGCAGCGCTCCAAATTTCAATTTTAAATTGGTTTGCTACATTTCCTCTAGATTCGATCATAACACCGGCAGATGAAGTGGTTGCAGAACCACCAGCAATAGTCCCCGAAAGGGTTACGGCTGCGCCGTTCGTGTAAATAATCGCTCCAAGAGTTCCTGTGCAATTAGTAGAGGCAGATGGGAAAATGAAAAGTCCCATGGCTGATTTGTTGCTACCAAGTGTAGCAGAACAAGCACCAGCGGCTCCAACATTCCACCCAGCGTAGGCATCTACGGTTGGTGCATTTGTATTCTTTTCGCCCAGCAGTCGAATAAATGTGACTGGTGAGGTCTGAGAGGATAAGTGTGCTTGCGCAGCATACGAAGCATAAGTTGGGCCGACGACGTTACCGTCCCGCCAAACATCTGCATCAGATGCTCCTTCGCCGGAGATAGGTTCTCCGAAAATCGCTTTAAAATCAGCGTAATTCTTAACTACGATTGGCTGCATCGCGGGGCCAGATAAGGCTCTTCCAATTAAACATGGACCGGCGTCTCTTACCTCAGCGGGTAAAACAGATTCGTCAATCTCGTTAAGCTGTACTCCAGGGGAGATGAAATCAAATTTCTTAGGCATTAAAAAATTCTCCTTTAATAATGTGTCTCACAATAAATAGTGTTTTCTTTTCGTAAAAGCCATTAATCTCTATAATCATTGTCTTTATCCTTATGCGGGATCTTGTCCCCAACCATAGTCCTTTCTCTAGTCCATCTGATTCTTGCTCGGTTTTCCCTTCTGGGCGCGGCTGGTCTGGGATTGTTAACTCCCTCTCCTACCAAATAGCCCAAAACTTTAATGGTTACCTTGGTCTCAAAAATCCTTTCTTGCTCGGCTAGGTTGGCTATTGTGTCGTTTTGAGAGAGTTCTTGTTCTATAAAAGCTTCGTACCTATGGCCGTCTTTGCTGAAAATGAAAGAATTTATCTGACCAGTCGCAACAAAGAATGGCTGTATTAAATCATTCATTTGTTGTTGATATTCAGTTCTAAGGGCGATCTCATACACCATAGTTACATAAACGGGCATCTGTGTAACATATGAGTCGTGTACAACCCCATTAATTTGATCTGGTTTTCCTGTTTCGTTTCCTCTTGAGTCTTTGTAATGCTCTGTTGCTTGAAACTTAGAATTTATCTCTTGATTCACCTCTTTTTTCCAAACTAAAGAGGAAACACCAGATTCCCCAGGTAAGTGGGCTTGAAACCCACCCTTGAACGAGGGATCTTTAGAGATAGAAGTCCTATTGACGGTGACCAGGGGCAAAATTAACTTTCCTTGTAGATCTCTGATCCTTTGATCGTTTTTAATTTGGAAAG